CCAATAGCAACCGATGATCCGCTGCTATTGATCCACGGAATGTTGGTTCCTACGTTATTGAACCAAGCAATAGAGTTACTAAATGTAATTGCCGGAGACTGCTGGTTTTCTGAGTCTATGTAACACGAAAATCCAGCGTAGCCAGACGTAAGCGTTGCCTCAACGCCAACCTTCAATGCTTGCTTGTCCCTAATTGGATCGCCCATAGGCCACAAGGCTGTAATAACTTCCCAATCTATGCCGCTGACACTATCGTTATAAAACCTGATCAAATTTTGACCAGTAGTGCCATACATATTGATGTTGCCAGCAATAACGGCTGAAGCAGTCCTAGTGATGGTGCTGCCTTGGCTAGTAAAGAACCACTTACGGTCAAAAAATATGGCCTGAACTTTTCTTGGCGTAACTACGTTATTTACTGATTCGTTATATGTGAACGTCCAGCAGGCGCACAGGATATTGTTAAGAAGAACCTGACCACCAGTAATCGGCTGAGTAAAGTCAATGTCTGGAAATATCCCGTCAATGTCATCGCTGATCTTTGACGTTGTAGCGCCTACCAAGGCATAAATACCGTAGCGGTTCATAAACAACATGGATCGGAAATACGGGAAAATCGCGTATTTGAACCCAGAACCTATTGAAGCCGATACGTTGGTATTGGTAAAAACAGTCTCTCCAGTGGTGCTGTTGACCCGCACATCAGAAAAGACGTTGATTGAGTCTTCGCCGTAAATGTAGAGAAAGTTGTTAGCGGCAATGATTGCCGCAATGTCTGTTCTTAGCGTTGAGTCGGTAAGCGTAATGAATCCGCTAGATACCGATACAAAGTCATTGTAGGTGTCAGCAGCAGAGTAGTAGACCGTGCGACCATCAGCAATCCAAGTACGACCACTGAAAGTAGCAACACCAGTGCCATTTTGACTAAAAAGAGTGCAGGTGACATTAGCGTTTGCGCCAGTTGGGTCTGAAATCGTGACCGTAGGTGCAGATGTGTACCCTGTGCCTGCTTCTGTGACGATGATTTGAGAAACCGCATTTCCGACTAACACCACCTCTCCGGTAGCCGTTACTCCCCCGGTCTGTCCGGGCGCTCCAAAAGTTACAGTAGGAGCAGAATAATTGCTACCACCGTTATTAACAGTGACGCTGCCAATAGAACCAATGCTAACCAGATTAGTGCCATCCCAAGTTTTATACCCTTTAACCGGATCAATAATTAGGATTCGGTCATTCTTCCACTGCACAATTTGCACATTGGAGTTGGAAAAGGTGTTTGCTGGCGCTAGGTTTCCTTGTGTAGAAGTGGCAATATTGACGTATTGGGCGCTTCCATTTTGCTGAAAGGCAAACATAAACTCAGTATTGTTAATGTTTGAGGAAGCCATATACGTAACCGTATTGGCAAAAGCCACGTTAGCCACGGTTTGTGGCGCATTAACAATCTTTATATTTCCATAGCCAATCGGCTGTGCGTTCTCAAGCCTAGTAAACTCACCCTCACCGATAGCGGTGCGGTTGTTTTTAATATTTACACCCTTGAAATCCTTACTTACAAAGTATGATTTTTTTTGTTCTACAGCAGCCATTTAGTACCCCGACTGATAAACAGACGGTAGGCGGCGAGTGAATGTGCTATTTAGCGCACCGAGGATTTGCTTCGTGTATTCTTGCTTGAAGAGTTCCGATTCACCGTAACTTTGCTCTTGGTACTTGGCTTTGCTTGCCGCGTAGTATGCGACTGCTTCGTAGTACGGGCTTGGGATTTCTGTGTCCGATTGCCCACCAGTGACAAGAGGGCTTGGAAGAACGACTGTATCCAATTCAATTTCATATGCTTGATCCGGTTTTGGCCCTATGTAAATAGTTTTAGCGCCATATATTGAAAAGCCAATTGGCCTTCCGTTGTAGTTTTGCCAGAAACGCAATTGGGCATTGAAATCCGTCCAAGCCATGTAGTACATAGGCCAGCGACTATCGCCCCAATAAAGGTTGATATTAAGAATATCAATTGTATTGTTGCCTTGCGTAAGGTCAGCGTAGTCGATAGTTTCATCGCCTACAGTCAACGTGTACGTTTGCAATACCCTACGACACCCGGAGTCTTGTACCGTGTGTCCTCTGGCATCGTTAATGTAATCTGTTAGTTCTTGATCAGTCCAGAAATTACCATTAACGTCATGCAGCAATCGCCGCGTTTCGGTGATGTATTCGTTTAGAGTTGGCATTTTTTACCATTACTGTAACTGGACTTTTGCCACACCTTTGCTTTCAGGCTTTAACACCTTCGGCATTGGTGCGGCTACTCGTTCCACCACCGGGGCTGACAAGTGGACTTTTTTTGCAGGCTCAGATGAAAATGAAACCGTCTTCATGCGCTCGATAGCGCGTGGCAGATCAGTATTCATCTTCATCCAACCAAGCCTTACAAAATATGGCTCTTTATCATCTTCGCCGTAACCAAGAATGTGTTTTGCAGCCTCAAGGGATAACTCCACTTCTTTGCCGTTATCAAACGTGTATTCCACGTTTTCAAATCGACCAACGAAAGGAACACCTTTATTGGTTACAAAAACACTCTTGTTCATAACGTGACAATATCTCCATAAATCGCTACGTCACAGGTAACACCTGTAGCCGCAGTATTGACGTTAAAATACAAGGCAGGTGCAGTAAACACATTGGCATTTGCAGCAGAAGACAACGTAAGATTTACATACGATGCTGTGCTGGATGCGCCAGTTAATACTTGAGAATCAGCAACGTCCGTGCCTGTTGCTGCTGTGGAAGTGTGAACTCCCACGTTAGCACCAGTAGCGGCAGCGCTGAAATTGCTCAAAGTAACTTGACGCACAATGTACTTATTGCCTTCCTGAACGGAAATTACAGTGTCTCCAACAGTGCCAATTGATTGGCCTTGCAAGAAACCAAGGCGCTTATATCCAAAACCATCTGGATACTCACGGCCTACGGCATTTGCGTCCATGATGCCTCCTTAGACGTTACCGAAAGTTTCGGGAGCAGCAATTTCGCTTCCAACAACAACGTAAGTAGACGTTGCCAACTGGTTGCCCAAGTTGGTAATCCGCACGTTGGTGCCGTCTGCAATCATAAAGCCGCCAGTATTGTTTGCTAACACGTTGGCAAAACCTGTACCAGCAGATGAGTTATTCACCTGAACAGCCACGTTTGCAACGGGGTAGAAAATATAAGAACCAGCGGACAACACAGAGGAAGCGCCTGAAGTCAAGCCTGTTGAGCCTGCAACAAAGTACGCAGCCGTGCTATTGGCGTTTGCCGCAGCAAGGATAATTTTATTAAGTGCTAATGAAGGCATTGTCTATTTCTCCTTTACAGTGTCAGAGAGTTGTAGCCAGTGACCTTCGTCATCGACTTGGGCTTAGTGCTTACCATTTCGGCAATCATCAGCACAGCGCCGACATAACCGATTTGGAAGTTAGGCAGAGTCGATTCAAAGCCAGTAAACGCAAACGATGCTTGCTCATGAATGTACATGGACAGATAGTTTGTGTTCAGCAGGTACAGAGTACCTTCCGGGCAATAAGGATCAGGATAGATTGGAACGCCAGCAACCATCAGGGCGCGGAAAGCAGCCTGTGGGCCATTGGCATCGCCATCAAAACCGGAACCCGGAGTAATCATGTACTGCTCTTGGCCTACGTAGTCCTGAGCCAGAAGCGTCCAAGTACCAAAGCCACAAACGCCGAAAGTAGGTACTTCAGCGCAGTTCTTAACGGTACCGGAGATGTACTGGAGTACGTTCTGACGGGTCGGGTTGACCGAACCAGCAGCGTATTCCTTGGAAGCCCACCATGAGTATGCGCTACGGCTGATGTTGCCGTATGTACCCGATGAGTCAACAGCGATAGGCAGGCCAGTAAACTGCTGCGTGTCGCTTACGTTGTTGTACAGGGACGTAGCCATTGCATCCATCATCACGTTGGTCGCGTCATTCATGCGAGCCTCGATGAGGGGGATGATTGCGTAGTCTTGCTGTACTGCACCTTCCATACCGAGGAACGGTAC